GTAGAACTCGATTAGTTCATCCTTGGATGCAAACTGAAAACAATCAAGAAGGTGGTGCGAGCTAGGGTTGCTGCACTCATCCATAAAAGTGAAGCCATAATAGTAACCCTGGCCCGTTACTTTTAGGATTGCTTGTCTGTTTGACTTGGAGGGGTTTTCTTTGGTGGGGCAGGGTACTTCGGCTGGTCGGATGATGCTCTTGCGCAGGTCGAGCGATACCACTGACACGCCACGGGGAAGCAAGAGCCCGCCATCAGCAGGGTTGAACTTGATTAATTCGCTATTGGTTGGCGTCCATTTCTTATCGGATAGCTCTACAGGTGTGTCGAAGTAGTTGCTGCAAGGGTCGGAGTTGTTCTTGTTGTTCAGAACCTCCATCTCACCAGTCACCACGATGGTGACCCGCATGTTGGTGCGACTGTTGTCACAGCACTCCAGGTAGTCACGGCTGGTCAGGATGCCAGCTTCGATGACGGCACGGTTCAGTGTCTTGAAAGGACGTGCTTGGGTGTAGCCGGAGTGCAGACGCTGCTGCGAAATCCGACGCATTGGGTCTCTATCTTCTTCGGGTAGACCTGCTTGGGTGCTGTAGTCGTAAGGACTTTCGATGACTAGAGTGTCGTCACCGATGTCTCTATTCACATAGAGAATGTAAGGAGTGTTAAGTGGGTCATTGACTACAGCATCCGATGGGCCAATCTTGACTCGACCGCCTAGTTCTCGGACGGCATCGTTGATTGCATTGATTTGTTCTCGAAACGCCGCCTGCGTGACGTTCTGACTGCCGAGCGAACCGCCTTCACCGGCTTGCTTCAAAATTGCAGAGTCGAGCGACATCACACAGCACTAACCTGACTACATAGTAATCAGTTCAACGAAGCCAGCTGAACTACAGGTCCGTAGGGTTCTTGCAACAACTTAATTTCGCCTGTTGTCACAAAGTTTGCTGTGCCCACAACCAGTTCGGTAGGCCGTAAGTTCACACTTGTTTGTGTAATCAAAATATGGGACTCGTAGTACAGCGACCCACCCATCTTGCAGCGCGGTGTTTCGCAGTCAGTCCCAGTCATCATCCAGAATTCTGCCTGTGCTTCGGCGTTCTGGTCCGTCATCATCAGCAGCTCCATCAGTGGGATGCCATTGGTTTGACCTTCCTCTAGGCACTCGCGGTCAACGAAGAACTCAATCGCACCACCGCCACTGACTAGCGACTTGATTGCTTCGCCGAACTTCTCACTGACTGCAGTTGTGTCAACCTCTGGTGCTGTCAGTGCTAGCTGCCACTCGCGTACACCACATACAACTTCCCAGATGTAGCCCTTTGTTGCCGTGCCACGGGGGATGATGTCGGCGTTTGCGTAGTCCTGTATCTCCGATTGCGGGGATTCATAGAGAGGGAAGTCACGACACACGCTGAGGTTGTCGTCACCTGATGCGTCGGAGTATCGGTACTCCCCGAACTCAGCCAGGCACTCGGCTACCGCGTTGTTGTAGGTGGCAGACCCATAAGGGCCGACAGCCATAGGTAGACCAACGTTCCACAAATCGACTCGACCTTTCTCGCAGCCCTGGAGCGCAGCGCAACGATCGGTGTAAAAAGACGCATAGCCAAGTTGGGTGTTGACGTGGATGAAGTACTCGTTCTCTGGGTCGTCAGGTATGTCGTGGCCGTTGGAGCAGGCATCGCCAATCTTGGCGTAGAAGTCGGCATCATCCCCAACCTGTCCGACTGGGAACTCTTCATTGTTCTTATAGAACTTGTCTTTCTCGTTGCTGATGTGGGAGCGGTTCTCGCCAACGTGCCAGTGTCCTCCTCTGTATGTGGCGTAGCCTTCCGGCTTGATTGGAATTCCGTTTACAGCAATGGGTAGACCCACTCCCTGTACACGGTCGCCACTGATGTAGCCGGGACAGAAGTCAAGAATCTGGTTGCTTCTCCAGTCGAGGATGTCCTGTGGAGAAATGATGCAAGGGGATGGTGCTGCTCTTTTCAGAATCAGGCGCCCACCTATACCAAGAACTGCCATCAGTACCTCCCCTGAATTGGACCACAGGACTGGAAGTTGATGGTGATTGCTTGGGCTTCTCCCACACTCACGGGATGGTTGATGTTTGTTAGGTAGCCGTTGAACGTGAACATCTGACGGTTCAAGTCACGAATCCTGTTGTCTGTGAACTGGTTGGTGTTCGTTAGGTAGTAGCCAGTCTCGTTCCACTCACGGAGGTCTGTGCCCTTACGGTTGAACACAAACATCAACTCGGTTGCAGACTTGGCGTCGTCCTCAAAGATTGTGTTTAGTAGTTCGTACAGCGGCTTGTCACTTGGCTGGTACAAACAGGTGGCTGTGCCTGTAGCGCTTCGGATGCCTGGCCTGTAGTTGCGGTCGTAGTCACTAAGGCAGGTTGTGTCAATCAGTGGACGCTCGAAGCTGACGGACCAGTCGCGACACTTAGATATCTTGCGCCCCTGGTAGCGAAGCTCCCCATCGGAACCAGTAAGAACAGTCATCGAATCTCCAGGGTGCCAATCAGCTTTACGCTCACTCGCGTGAGGTTTGGCTGGATTGAACTGAATGAGGGCTCCTCAGCCCACCTCCATTCTAAATAGGCAGGGAAAACATACTGATACTCTCCGAATACTGACTTCGGTACATCGATGGGTATGTAACTTCCCATTGCTTCGTGCCAGCTCTCCGCAAAAGCTTGGCTGACTTCATCATCTGCTACGTACTCAAGGGAAATCTGAGCATCGAAAGCTTTGTTGCCGTAAAGCCTTGTCGTTCCAGCGCCTGACACAGACTCGAAGCGGCGGGTTTGATACCGCCCTGGTGTGTAGCTCCGGCTTACGGGGCACTGACTGGGAAATGCGGTCATTGGATCGTTCCCGTTATCTGGAAGTTACCGTCGTTCCAGTCTTCAACCAGTTTAGAGAAGCCTTTGTCATTGGTTGGCCAGTAAATGGCTTCTACGTCGATGTTGCCATCATCGTCAAACCCGATGCTCTGTACCTTATAGCTCTGTGCTTTGTTTGAACTGTCGGATAGACAGAAGACAGCGGGGCCATGGGATACACATTTGTTGCCACGTATTTCAAGTGTTCCCTCTTCCAACGTCTTGCCGTCCCATATCAAAGCGTTGAACTCGCCGTCCTCTAGGGGAGCCCATGAGGTCACAGTGCCATCAGCAGTTACAGCTCCGTTCTGAGGCTGCTCGTACTGGATTGTCTCCATGCCGACTTTGATGATGGAGCCAGGTCGAATCGTGCTTTCTGTTGGCAGGGTCTTAAATGTCACGGCGTGGGTGACGTAGTGACGTAGCTGACACTCCAGCTTTGCTCTGTCTATTGCATGGCGCTGGCTGGTTGCGTAGTTGCTCAAATCAATCTGTGTCACTGGGTTATCAATGTTCACTCCGTTGCGGGCCACTGTTATCTCTCGTACTTGGGGGAACAAACCTCGGTCCAGTAGCCCAGTAGGTAGGCGTTCCTCGCGCCACTTCACAGTTACAACTGGGTCGATTCTGTCCTGGGTGTCTAGGTAGCTAAGGGCAAAGCTTTCTTCGATGATGTTGCCTGCTGTGAACAGACCAGCGATAGGTTCGGGGCCATCGAAGTTCAGGGTGGGAGTCAGTGTGAAGACTCCACTAGCTACAGATAGGTCAAGCAAGAAGTTGTTTGCAGTCTCGCTGCCCCAGCTGCGTAGGTTGCGCTTGTCACTGACTGCACCATCAAAGAAGTAGCCACGCTCTTCTGTCCATCGGGCGCAACGGTCGAAGCTTGCTTTATCTATTTGACGCTTGTCGAACAGCGTTCCAGTGCCGTAGCGGTCGCTGGTTAGGAGGTCATAGAAGATGTCTGGGAACAGGTGGCTGTCGATTACACCGCGTGTGACGTAGACACTGACCTGACCCAACGAACGAATCTCTTTACTGGAACGGATGTTCATCCCCAGTAGTGCCATCTCGTTGTACTTGGGTACAGACTCGTTTGCTGTGACTACATCTACGTATGAGATACGGTGCTCTGCGTCCTCAGCACTGCTGCTTACTGCGTCGTAGATGAAGTCTTCTGCAAGACGGGCGTAGGCATCGACGTAGTACTCACCGTCATCTGGTTCCACCATGCCTAGTGCGTAAGATTCGTTATACCCATCCCCTACCCTCGGGCGGAATACTTGAATGCCGAACTCTTCAGAGTTGCGGGCTACCTGCTTACCCACAAAGGTGATGTCTACTCCGAAGTCTTGGACGGTTGTGTATTCCTGGTGATGCCAGTCAATGATGTACAGCGTTCCAGGGGCTTCGTTCATACGAATCTCCCAGCCTGTTACGGGGAGGATTCTGAACTCGCGGCGTAGGGTATCGCCAAACTCAAAGCGTATGAAGTTGTAGACAGATACACCTGTCTGTGACCTGACGCCGTACAAGTTTGTGGAGTACTTGTATTCCCTGTCTTCTGCTGTCCTATATCCAATCCTGAAGAACGAGTAACGCTCATCACTTGCTGTGTACTTACCGGCTAGATGCTTCTGGGAGTACTCAACCTCACCGCTATTGCCTGGTTCCTCACCACCTGTGAACTCTGCGTTGACATATGCTTGCCAGTTCCCTGTTGTGATTGAGTACGTGTCGTCAAAGTGGTCTGCGCTGTAGTTGCCGTCCTTGGAATCGCTTGGAATTAACGTGTTGAAGTTGGTTATCCCCGCACACTTAACACCCAGTTGACTTTCTATTCCAATCTCCACCGCAATGGATGGGCGCTCCACGGTGAATGAGCCCACTGCAATTCGGAAGATAT